GTGGAATGGCAGACACGCCATCTTGAGGGGGTGGTGAGCGTACGCTCGTGAGGGTTCAAGTCCCTCCAACCGCACCATTTCTACTTACTGCTTAACAGATTGTAACGAATTGTAACAAACTGTAACAGATAAAGTAATTACAAGGATGTTTGAAAGATAAAGAGTAACAAATTGTAACGCATTGTAACAACAATTTGCCCCTTTATTGCCCCTTTTAAAAACAAATATTTGCCCCTTTTATATGAGGGTTGAAAAAAGCCACTGCACATGATGCGGTGGCTCATTTTTTATTTATTTGCAAGTACTTTACCCATATTAGTAATTGCTGCATTTACTTCCTGTTTCATTTCATCTGTAACATGAGTATATATAGCAAGTGTAGTACGTGGCTCATTGTGGCCAACACGTTCCATAATAGCTTTTAAAGGGACATTAGACTCTGCAAGAATAGATATATGAGTATGTCTAAATGTATGTGTACTTACTGGTTTATGAAAACCAAGTTTTTTTATAGTCCTATTTACATAGTGTAGATCATATGGCAAGCCACCGTCTGTTACAAATATATATCCTAGGTCAACAAACTTTGACTTCCATAAGCGCCTTGCTTGATTTGCAGTAATAAAATGATTGATGATTTGTACTGCCCTAGCATCTAGCTTTACTTTACGGATAGAATGAACATTCTTTGGGGGTAAACGCATAGATGCATCTGCAAAGCTACCACGATTAGACAAAGTAGCGTTTATATCTATTTCAGAATTTGCAACATCATAGTCTTGAGTGCGAAGGGCAACCATTTCACCAAACCTAAGACCAGTTAAAGATTGAAATTCACATAAGAGGGATACATGATGATTAATTTTATCTAATTGTGTAAGCAAATCTTTTAGTTCGTCCTTAGTTAGAAATTTAGAACGCTGCTTTTTAACATGATCTACATTAGCCACAGGCTTTTGTAGTTCAATATTATCTAAGAATGAAATATCACGAATGTACTCCATGCGCCTTGCATACTTCAATGATTGCCTAATAAGACTAAGAGCAAGCTTAGTATAGTTATATGAATATTGGCAGGCGAATTTATCAAAGGTACTTTGGATAATGTAAGGGGATAACTTAGATAATAATATATCAGCAGGGAACCATTTAATAACCTGCTTATGTAAATTATCCATACTATATTGAGTAGATGATTTTCTAAACGCACGCTTTGACTCTAAATATTCAGATATAACATCATTCAATGTCATATCCTTGGCAATGTCTGTATTAGTGGCCAAGTCAATTTTCTTTTGTAATTCAGCCTGTGCAAGCTTGTATGCTTGCCTACTGTTAGAAGTATAAGTAACGGATACTCTTTTTGTTTTGCCACTGTATGTATCTGTATAGCGTTCTTGAAATTTATATTTAGTAATACCAGATTTAGTGGTTATAGTTTCAACCCACATTAAAAAATACCTCCTAGGCTAAAATGGTATAGAAAATAAGCCTTAGAGGTATGGTATAATAATGGTGGAGTAAAAATGAAATACCTCTAAGGTATGTAGTTTTAATGGCCCTCACTGCGGTGGGGGCTTATTTTTTTGTCATTATTTAGATAATCGATTAAAAGGATAGTCTGTTAATAGAATATCTTTTAATTGATCACGTGCATCATTGAAGTCGCTATCATGCAAAGATAGATATTCCTTTTTGCCAAACTCACCACGAGAATATAAAAACTCTTTGAATTTAGTAAGCGTAGATTGCAATGTATCAATTTTCTTTTTAATTTTTGTAATATCAGATTGGTCACTAATATCATTCAATATATCATCAATCTTATCATTATATGCATCTACTTTATTTAGATAGCCTTCAGTATCAAAATAAGATTGTTTTGTGTTTGATGATGAAAGAGAAATAGTAGGCTCATTTATCATATTTAACAACTCAAACAACTGTTCAGCAGTAAGCATATATGGCTCATAGTCTACATGTTCTGAAATAGTATTAGAAATATCTGTTTGTAATGCATCAATAGTAATCGGATTAAGTCGAATTTCTGACTTAGGTGTAAAAGAACTTAGCACTGATTTTAAAAATGAAAACATAATAATTCCCCCTAATAATTAAATATAGTGATGATAAAATTCTATATTCTCTAATAAATCATCAGTAAGTTCTTTGCGCCTTACCATATGTTCAATTAAATTAACATGATGATCTATATGAAAATCGTCATTAATAATATGCAGTAATTCATGCTTTACTTCATTACGCATATCTTCAAAAGACATATTTTTGCGAATATAAATATTGTGTACACCTTCATCTTCCCCAACAGATGACACAGCCTTAACATTAGGAATATCACACTCAATAATATTAACAATCACTCTCTAACATCCCCCATTATAAGTTTATTTGTGTTTAAGTTTGAGTAATTCTATATATTCTACAGCTTTTTCCATATCCTCCTTAGAGATACCACGAGATGCGGAGAATAACATACGCATTTCTGGACGAGTACGAAGCATTTCCGCATACTCTGCAGTTTCTGCATCCAAATAATAATTAGAAGATTGCTCATTTGTTGGAATATTCTCATCATAACCAAGTAGCCATGCAGGACTAACATTTAATGCTTTAGCAATAATATATACTTTATCTTGCTTTGGCTCATATCGGTCATTTAACCAATCAGAAATGGAAGATTGACGGATACCAGTACGCTTTGCTAATTCAGTTTGAGTTATTTTGTGTTCTTTCATGACACTTTTTAAACGATTTATAAATTGAATACTCATGATAACTTCTCCTCTAATACTTGCTATACGCTTATTATAAACGGAAAACCGTCAAAAGTAAACATATTTTTATAAATATTAAACCAAACTTAAACGGAAAACCGATAGACAAAAGAGAGAAACAAGTGTATTATTGAATTACGGAAAGCCGATAATTAAAAAAGGAGGTACAGAAATGGAATTTGATTATACAAATCTAAGAGCATTTATCAAAGAACATTTTCATAATCTAAAAGAGTTTGCTCATTTCTTAGGCATTGGTACAACGCAGTTAGGCCAACGCTTAGCAAACAAAGTACCATTCACTCAAAGAGAAATTGACAGAGTGGCCAACAATATGGAATGTGGGAAATTAGATATGAATAAAATTGATGAACTTTTTTTTCAAAAGAAATAACGGAAAACCGATATTAAAGGGTGGAGAAAATGAAAGAAATAAGAATAGCTGGAAAGTTAGAGTGTAAGTTTAGTAGTCCATTCCAAAGACATATGGAAAACATACAAAATAAGATAAACGATTTAAACGATGCAATTCGAGAAGCAAGAAATGACGGATACACCGTAAAGGTAGATATTAGCAAATTAGGGGAAGAGGATTAAACAAGGAGGAACGTGTAGTAATGGAAAGTGTTCAACCAAAGTATGTTCCTATTAGCACACTAGCTAAGATATGGGGACGGAGCAAAATGTATATCTATAGAAGAATAGATATGATCCGCAATGAAGGTAGATTTAATGAAATCTGTATGCAACTAGGACCACAACAAACGCTGGTACATGTAGATAAATTTGAAGCATGGATGAAAGGGCAACACATGAAGTGGCTAAAGGGGGCATAAGAGATGAACATTATAAATTTAATAACAACATTGCAATGGTGCCTGGCTATATTGGGGTTAGGACTATATGGAGGAATTGAGCAAGCAGAAGGCTGGCAAATACTAATCAATATAGTTTTAACAATAACAACTGGTATCACAATTTGGATGTTAGGCAGGGTTAAGGAGGTGATAAAACATGAAAGACAAAAAAGAAAAAGCACTAGATCTACTAAAAACATATTTAATGTTTGATGATGAAGAAATGCAAGTTTTAAGGGAACGAATTACATCAATTAGCGTAAGCAATAAAAGCGCAAGTTTAGACTTTACTATTCTTGCTAATGGATGCGCTATTTTTGTTAAGCGAAAGACAGGGGAATATGTATTACGCATAACAGGTAAAGGCCCAATTAAAGAGTACAAGGTACATCTTGCATTAACGGCAAGAGAAATATTGTTTGATGTGGTGACTTGTAATGAGTAAACACTGCAGCATATGTGATGAGTGCAATAAAAAAAGCCATGCCTACATACACTGTAGACAGGCTAAAGGGATTATATGTATGGAACATTGCGATGCATGCCAATATTTAGAGATTGAACAAGGTGACATGCATTGCAATTATCCTAG